TGACATCGAAAACGAAACCGGATAACCTAACTTCACAAAGCGGGGAGTCGGGCCAGCGTGCCGGGGATACCACACATCTCCCGCAAGAACGCTGGCCCACTTCTTTTCTGGCTCCATCCGCTTGTGCCTTCCCGCTTGTCCGTGAAAGGTTTCGCGTTAAGCGGGTCGTGCTCCGTCCATCTCCCGCCAACTTGCAAAACCTATTATTACTATTTCCACGAACTTGGACGGAAACGGAGTGCTTTCACTATGCCTATCCCGATGAATGAGGTGCTTGTAGCTGAGGTGATCATGAAAGGGATCATCACCGGTGGCGGCGCGGGCGAAGTTCGTACCAACTTCGTCTTTCATTTCCGCCGTCTCGCAACCGCCGTTGATCCAAGCAAGGGAGCGTTGTTCACCGCATTCAATACTTCCATCGCCACTCCCATCGGAGCCGCGTTAAACGAAGATTGGGAGGCCACAACGACGACCGTCCGCTATCCGAACGATGCTCTCGACGGTCCCATCGAATTCTCTTCCGCCGTCGTCGGCCTTATCACTGGCGACCGCCTTTCGTCGTTCGCTGCCGCTTACCTGCTCATGCGATCATCCCTTCGCGGCCGCGAATATCGCGGCTCAAAACACCTGGGTCCGTTCTCCGAAAGCGATGTCACTCACGCTACCGGTTGCGACATCTTTAACGCAGCTTGCGTTACTCGCTTGAACACGATTGCAACGGCAATCGGTAGTGGCTTCACCGATTCGACGACGAACAATTGGGTCCCTTGCGTACTCTCCCGTAAGCTCTCTCAGCTGACGGAAAATCCGACGACGGTTATCACTTCCGACGTCGTCCAGGTGCTCGTAAACTCCCGCGTCGGTTCCGAAGTTCGCCGCAAGGCTGCTTCACTTTATTCCTAATCGAAAGGTTGGCTTCGCATGCCGTCTGTCGTCGATCAAGTCGTTAACGACGTATCAAAGGGATTGTTCAACGCTCGAATGCTGACGTTGCTGCGCTCGACGTTTCCGCAAACCGCGATGGATTTAATCCTTCAAAACGAGTTGACCAACGGTTTTCAATCCGTCTTCTATCCGCCGTCGTCCGCCACCGTTGGCGTGTATTACGGCGGCGACAACAATCGCAAAATAATGTACCTCGACGGGATCACCACAAATCAGCAGGCGGTGAATCTTGTCAACGGTTACGCAAGCATTCTTGGCCTTCGTGCCATTCTCGGACCGCAAGCATGGATTGCAGAAAATTTGCCAACGTATCTCGCCATGATGACGGGGAACCATTTGCAACAGCCGACGTATCTCGATTTGGTTGGCTATTCCGCCGGCGGAGCCGTTGCACAATCATTGGCGTATGAACTGCGACGACGCAACACCACAATGCGTATCCAAGTTTTTACCTATGGCTCTCCCCGTCCAGGCGGACCGCTATTGCGGGACAGCTCGACGCGAATGCCAACGGTCCGCTACATGAACGCTGCTGATCCTATCCCGTTGGTCCCCCCTCGCTTCCAAGATGCTCCCGCGTTGGTGTCCGTCCTTCCGGTTTCCGTTGGCTTGTCATGGTCGAATATGGTTCACACGCAAGGCGGACAGGTTCTCTACGACAACGGCACGACGGCGGAAGATGTCTTGCCGCCGGAAGCTGCGATGTCACCTGGAACCTCGTTAGCATCCTGGTACTTTTCCCTAGACGGCGGTTTACAGGGGCCGCACGCGATGTCATCCTACGTCAACTCGTTGCTTGCGGTGAACGAACGGAAGCCTCTCCCACGTGAGCAGAAGCTCGACCTAGCTGGCGGGGAAGATGACGATCAAGACAATCGCCGAGAAGTGAACCGTCAACGGGATCGGGTCGCACAAAAAATATCCCTGTCGCAGCGTGAGCAAAACGCACAAATCGTAAATCAACCGATTTTCGTGTTGTTTAAGCCAGTTCGTCAAGGAAGAATTTGGACGGTCGTATTCGGCGACAAGGTCGTTTGTCAAGGCGTCCGTGAGGATACCTGCCGCCACCTTTGTCGTGCGGGAAACGATTTCCTTCGTTCACTCCCGAAGCAGGGCCTCGTTGATCCCATCGCGTTGCGAGATCAGTTCGAGCAGTTTTTTCTCTTTGCAACGGCTCCGCAATCGGAATGGATTCCGAAGCTGCGAACGAATCTCGATTTGTCTTAGACATTCTGACTGAGGTTCGCGATGGCGTATACTCTGCCCGTTTTCAATTTGACGGCGAACGTTTGGAACGCTGGCAAAAATCCAGCGGCGGATGATCCCGATTGGGAAGGCGTTTCCTGCCAGTTCTACATTTATAGTCGGCACTCGACCGACATTCAGCCTTGTGAGCTAGAATTATACACTCCCGTCGTCCAGGTAAGATTACCTATTGCGGCTGCTGGCCCGTGGGTCGATGGCCAAATTTGGGAAGTTGAAGCGGGGAGCGAACGATACTATCGTGCTCGTTGGAAGGAACGCCTGCACTACGGGTTCGTCAATGAGTACCTGGTAGTCATCGTCGTCCAGTGTAACGCGGAAGGCCTTCCGTTAATTCGAGACATTGAAAACGCGGAGCCATGCGGCGAACCGGCTCCGCCTGAGGGTGGCGGAGCCGTTGCGTTATCCCTCGACGCTGGTGCAGAGGGTGAGGGGTCGGTGGCGGGTCCATCGGCCCCGACGGGATCAGGGACGGAGCTGGTAATTATCTTCAATTTCGCTGATGGTGCTGGAACCGTCACGTGAACAATTCCAGGTGCTCAAAATGACGATGGCGTTTACTCAAGACCTTGAAGATGGCTTGACAGATGAGTTTGCCGATCTGTCTACGACGTTGATCGGCGTCAGTGGCAAGATTCGGATATTCGATGACAGTGGCGGCATCCCTGCGAACACGTCGGCATCCGACACGGGAAATCTGCTAGTCGAAATCCCGTTGTCGAGCACCCCGATAAATTACTCAGGCGGCAACGATTGGGCCGCAAGCATCTTCTCCACCGGGAGTGCGTCAGCATCGGGAACGATGCTTTATTTCCGTATCACCGATAGTTCAAATGTTTGCATCATGCAAGGAAACATTGACGATTCCGGTTCGCCTGACATTCTTTTTAACACGACAACGGTTAACACTTCCGACACCGTGACGGTGAGTTCGTTCGGTGGCGAAATGTTCCTTACAGGGTGATTTACCTATGCGAAAAGAAATTGGGATTAAAATTCGTGGGCAAGGGCAAGTCGTTCCAGGTGGTAAATGGCTTTGCGTGAAATGCGGCCGCGATTTCAAGCTACCGAAAGTTCCTGGCTCTTGCGAAACGCTTTTCTCAATCTGCATGACTTGCTTTGCCATCAGTTGTACCGAACTGCCCGACGAAGAAAGTGTTGACAACGGCTAGGCTAATCGACATAATCTTCCCAAGTTATTAAACATAACGGGATGTTATCGGCTCCCCGCTTTGTCCATGTGGCTCCCCGCAAGCATGCCACTCACACACGATGAACGTGAAAAGTTCAAGCATTCAAACCGCAAAAGAGCGTTCGCGGTTTGGACGGGTGAACTACTTGAAATTACCTATAGCCCAGGGATTCAGCTAAATCGTCGGCATGGGAAACGTCAAATGATAAAAGGATTCACAAAGGGAGCACGATTGAGAATGCTTCGGATGATTGCGTCGATCAATTGGGGAAACGTGCGGAGCGGAGTGTTCATCACGCTGACATATCCCGATTCGCATGCCGTCAGAACGCTGCGTGAGCGTGCTACGGATAAATACCTATTCCTCAGGTATATGGAAAAATACCTAGGCAAGAAAATCGGCGTGATCTGGAGATTAGAATGGGAAGTGAGAAAATCGGGAAGCCGAAAGGGAGAGTTGATTGCCCATTGGCATCTAATTGTTTTCGGTGTCCGGTACATTCCGAAGGAAGTTGTAAGGTCTTTTTGGCGTTGTGTCTTGCGTGCGGATGGACCCGTCGTGACGTGGATCGACGGCATCGCAAGCGGAAAGAAGCTGGCAAGGTACGTGGGTAAATACTGCTCGAAGTTGCCCGAAGCTAGTGTTCTTGATGATACAACATATCTCAACACTTTAGGCAGGCATTGGGGCATCAACCGCCGTGAACTGGTTCCCTGGTTCCCTCGCTTCCTGATTCCCTTCCTGACGGAGCACGATGTCAACCTTGCGGAGAACCTCGCTTGCATGACGTTCAAGTTCTTCACACGGGGAGCGCAGCAGGGTTTCCAGATATTCGGGGCCAATGCTCTCAAGGTAGGCGAGATTTTGTTTGAAAGAATGCTTGACATCGAAAACGAAACCGGATAACCTAACTTCACAAAGCGGGGAGTCGGGCCAGCGTGCCGGGGATACCACACATCTCCCGCAAGAACGCTGGCCCACTTCTTTTCTGGCTCCATCCGC